AGAGTACGGTCTACTTTATTGCTACCAAACTCCTGAGAGAGCAAGGTGAAGGGCCGACGCTTATCATCAGTCCGTTGCTGGCGCTGATGTATAACCAGCTGGCTCTCCAGGTCGGAAAACTTCTGCTGGCCTTTCGCCACGAACGTTTCGAGTTCGGTTTTCAGTTCTTTGATATCGCTCACTGCCATGCTCCTTGTAGGACGTCTTTCAGCCCTTTGATTTGGTTCTCGATGTCGTCGTCTTCTGCCGCCTGCTCTTCGGTGTCCTCGGAGTCGGAGCTCATGAGGGATAGCAGGGTGGCGTTGCGTTGCTGGTCGCTTTCTATGAGACCGCGAACTTCGGCAAGCGTGTCCTCGTTGAAATCATCGTCCCCTATGAGGGCGCGGATCGTCTGGACTGCGTCGGCCTTGGTGTCGAGCAGGTCTCGAATCTGTGCCGCTGTGTCTTCGTTGATCGCTTTGTTTCTGACCATTGCTATCACCTCGTCGATAGTGTTGCGCTCCTGGCTGGATCGCTTGGTCGTTCCCGCTCGGGATTGTAAGGCCTCAACTACAGCGTCGATTGCGTCCCGGCTTAAACGCTCGCCTCGGATTATACCCCGACGAAGGGATAGTGGCAACGCGGCGAGTTCCTTGAGTGACCAGACGCCGCGCTCGAATGGGCTGGTCCATTTGATGGAGCGGTACAGGGCGTTGATCTTCTGGATCTCTTCGGCGTCCCGGTCCTCTTCCAGCGCGATGGTGGCGGCTGCGGCGTAGAGTTGTTCGCGGTCGATGCGTTCGTCTTGCTCTACGGTGTAGCCGCGGACCATGGTGGCGATGGCTTGCTCGTTCATCGGTTCGTCGACGAGCGAACACTCCCAGAGTGTAGCCTTGAGGATCTGTCGGGAGTCGGCTTTGAGAATCATGTCAGACAGGGCGACCGATACACCGACACTGAAATCAGAGAGCACTCCTTGTCGAGCGAGGGAGTAGGCGTAGCGTCCTGTCTCTCCGGCGAGGTTGATCTCGGCGACGCCGTAGAGACCGGTGTCGTCTTCCCGGAGATTGGCGGCGGCGAATCCACCGATGAGCTCGGCGTGTCCGCGCTTGAGTCGGAGAGGTCTGCCTTTGGATTTGAGTTTCGCGATCGACTCGGCGAAGGCGCCTTTGACGAACTGGTCGCCGGAGCGGTCTACGTCCCACGTGGCGAGATAGCCTTCGACGATGCCGACCATGATGTCAGCGCCGTCTGGGGAGGTCCGTTTCTCTTCGTAGACGCTGGAGAGGTGCGTGGCGCTTTGCAGCTTGAGCGACACTGCGTTTCCTGTGATCTGGTGTTTCATATCTGAGCGCCTCCTGTGCGCGTTACTCGTATGATGCAATGCAGCGACAGTTTATCACCTCGCCAAGGCTCGCGCCCAGACTACTGTCTCGGGGCTGTTGTAGCAATCCACCGGCGAGCTGGAATGGTTCGCCGATCGGGCGTCTCTGGCCGTTGGCCGCCGCGTGGCTGGGCCTGACTTTCTCGTCCTCCATCGTGTTCCAGATTTTGGTCTCGGTTCCTAGCTCGTCCCGGCGTCTGAGGAGTTGCTGGACTATCCGACCCTGGGAGAGGGGCGTCACGAGGCGGTCGCGAGCGTCCGAGATGGTATCGATGAGCTGCCCCTGTCTGAGGCTAAGGGGTAAACGTGCAAGGCGCATGGCTTCCGTTGAAAGGCGTCGAGCCTCGTTGAAGCGACCGGCCTGCAGGAGGGCGACTATCTGGTCGACGGTGTTGCGAAGGGGATCTGTGACTGAGATAACGGCGGTTCGGTGGGCGATGCCGGTCATGGTGTTGGCCTCTGTGACTGCGATTATGAGACGGTGGCGGCGCAGGCGACGGGAGAGATCTGTTCGGGCGACGCGGCGGTATTCGCGCAGGGTCTCTGTGGCCTGGGTTGCGGATACCGTGGCGCGGCGCATGAACTCGCGGGTGGTGGTGATGATTGCTGAACTCGCGAGGGTGGCTCTGTCGGCGATCTCTGCGGCTATGGCGACTGCGAGGCCGGCGAATACTTGGTCTGCTATCTGTTCCTCTGTGGCCTCCTGCCTGTAGAGAGAGAGGTCGAAGCCAAGCATGTCGCGTGAGATCTTACGGTAATTGGTTTGTAGGATTACGTCGAGCTGTTCTTGGGCGAGCTGGGATACGTCTGCGGTGCCGGGGGACCAGTCGGAGACTACAGTCGTGGTCCAGCTGCCGAGATCACGCAGGAGGGATCTTTCGCCCTTGGAGGCGGCTTGTTCAAACGCTCTCTGCTGCTGGGCGCTGGTCATCGGCGTCCTCCGGCTGCGGTTCGTCTGGGAGCTGTGGCGGTGGGGCTGTGGGTATGTCGCCGAACATAGTGTCGCCGACTGGCACGAGGGTGGACTGAACGAGGACCTCGTCGCCTCCGGTAACGGGTGGATAGCCGCCAACCTCGCGGATCTCGTTGGTGGTGAGCGATCCGGTAGCTCGGCTTTTGGTCATGCGCTCGATGTTGCGACCCTTCAGAGCGCGGATAGTGTTTTCGTTGTAGGTGATGCTTGCGTTGTCGAGTTCCGGAAAGCGGAAGGATAGGCTTGCCTTCAATGCGTCTGCGAGGTCGTCGAAGGTGGGGAAGATCGCGCCGTCAAAGAAGGCGGTCTGTGCGGTGGCGAAATTGTTGAAGGTCGAGGCGTCGTTGGTGACCAAGGGTAGTGGGATGTTGTAGAAGGTATAGACCGACTCCTTCGCCTCTCGGAGCATCTCGATGTAATCCATCTCCTGGTTAGAGATTGCCAGGTCGATGGTCTCGACGCGGTGCGGGAGGATGAGCGTACCGCCGCTGGTGCCGGCGCCTCTGAGGGCCTGGAGAGCTTTCTGTAGCTTCTCGATGATCGTGGCTTCGAATTGCTTGCCTTCTGGGGGCTGAATGACACCGGTGGTGCGTAGGCCGTTGGTTAGGACCGCGCTGTTGTGGCGCTTGCCCTCGACGTTTTGGTTGACGGAGTAGTACAGCGGCGCGATCGGGCTTTGACCTCTGAATGGTCTGTCTACTGACTCAGCGCCGAGAATGGGGACGAGCTCATTCAGGCCGTCTTGGGAGATCCAGCGAAGGCGGCCCTGTTGTTCGACGCGGTTGTAGGTGCGAGCGTCGCGCTTGCATGTGGTGTGAAAGTGCTGCGGGAGGCCGTCTGCGCTGCTGATGGTTTCGGTGACGTCGAAAGGGTAAAGCCAGGTCCTGGAGATTGGGGGGCGATCTGGGCGACCTCTGAGAACGACCCATGCCTCGTTGGTGAGAAGGTAGCTTGCGGTGATCTCGTACCAGAAGCGACGAGCGGTGTAGCCTTCGGAGCTGGAGTTCAGAAAGCGTATGACCTCTGCGTCTGCGTCGAAGTCTTGGCCGTCTGTTGTGAGGCCGAGGGTGAGGCTGGAGAGGTTATTCGAAATTCGGTGGATGGCAGTTCCGAGTACGTCCGACTTCATGTAGAGGCGATAGGCGAGTAGGGCGTGGACATCGTGGAATAGGCCTGAGCCGAACACGAGGCCGAAGAGATCCCCGGGCCTTCCGTTGTTGGTGATGGTGTTCCCCTTCTGAATATGGGGCTGCGGCTCGGCTTTGATGAGCGGGGCGAGCCAGCTGCCGATGCGCTGTGCTGGTGTCATTCGTGGGCCTCCTATGCGATTACCCATTCCATGTCGCGGATGATATCCGACGGCTCGTAGAAGCATAGCAGAAGAGCGTCGGCTTTGTCCGGGGAGCGCCCGACGCGCTGTATGAAGTCGTCTTTCTTCTCGACGGTGCGGCGACCTTTGCTATCTCGGCGCCCTTCGCGGCGTGCGGTGAGCTCTTCGAGCAGTTCGATATCGTCGGGGATCTGGGCCTGATCAATGACCTGGGCGAAGGCGAACCACATTTCGCTGGCGGCGTTGGAGTAGTGGTCTTTGTCTACTGCTGCCTGTGCGTAGTTGATTGGGGCGACGGTGTAGCCGTGTTGTAGAAGGATGTCGGTGACGCCGCCGCCGAGACCGGTATCGTCTGGCTTTATGACAACGGTCTTGTCGTGGCCGGCGAATCGCATGAGGCGCTCGGCGGTCTGGGTGATTCGCATGGTTTCGGTGGCGTCCTGGTTGCGGTACTCGATTGAATCGATTATGCGCATGCCTTGGCGCTTGTAGAACACGACGCGGTCTTTGCCGCCCCGAGCTATGTCGGCCCCGATCTCTATGGCGCCCTCTGGGTCGACGTTGCGCTTGGTGGCCTCCATGGCTTGACGAAGCGTGATTACGCTGTCGGCGGTGCTGGCTTGGGGCATGCCTTTCCATACGTGGTTGTAGTGGGCCCAGCTGCCGGACTCTTCGGCGTTACGGAGGTCGCGGAGGCGGTCCTGGTCGAGGGTCTCTGGGAAATACGGGTTGCCATCGTGGTTGATCTCTATGCCTACCGCGCCGTCGCCACGGTGTAGGGTCCAATAGACCCGAGACCCATCGTCCATGGTGGCTTGCATGCGTTGGCGCTTGGTGCGGAAGGTGAGGAAATAGTCGTAGATGGGATCTCGGTTCAGGATGCGGTTGAAGGTGTAATAGAGTTTGCTGCGACGGGCGCGAACTGTGGGGATGAGGACTCGGAGGGATTGGTCGCTGATCTGCTGGGCCTCTTCGGTCCAAGCGCGGAGGATCTTGGTTGTGCTCTTGACGTTCTGGCCGTGCTTATAGCCGAGGCCGTGGAAAACCATGTGGCAGCCTGATACGTGGTCGATGCTGCTGTCGGTGGTGTGGAATCCGGGGATACCGATACGGACGATCGAGTCTTTGATAGAACCGTAGACGGACTCTGCCATGGAGTTCTGTACCTCTCGGGTGCAGAGGTAGGTACCGTTTTCGTAGCGAGCCATGAGAGCGAAGAAATCGCTCATTGCGGTGCTCTTGGCGCCGCCTCTACCGCCCCAGAGAAAGAAGTGCCGGACTGATTGATCGGTGGCCAGATCGTATAGCAGAGCGAACGCGGGGATCACGACGCCGTGGATGCCGCCGTCTTGCTGGTCGGCTGCGGGGAGTGGGTCAGGTTTCTTCGGTGTCAGGATCGTCGGCATCGTGGTCGTAGTCGTCCTCTACCGGTTCGATGGTGGCGCCGATGTGGAGGTGGATCGGTGCGTCGATCTTGACGTTGCCCCCGACTTTGACCTC